GGAGTGCCTAACCGCCAATCCACTCCAGTGTCCGAAGAATTAATCTTAAAAGCAAAAGACCGGCCCCTTAATCTAACAAAGGCTTGGTCCGTAAATTGTTCTACCGGAACAGTTGCGGAGCGGGTAACCGTACTACTTACTGTCCCAGTGTACGCCGTCCCGGGGAATTGCCTTGTTTCTAGCGTCATTGAGACAGACGGTGACGGGGAGCTGGACCCGTCAAACGTAACGTCCGGGATCAAACGGGTCAAGAAGACAAAATTGTCCCCCGCACCAAGCGACATCTGACTGCTTTCAATATGGGACGCGATGGCCGCGGGCGGGTTAGTACTGCCGTCATCTTGCCCAAACTCGTGATAATACAAATACCCACTCAAGGACGCTGCAATGGGGTACTGAGAAAGGCCGCGGTCAAGCCACGCGGACCGGGCGAGGTTGCCGTAGTACCACACCTGCTCTTGGGAGTTGAAAACAACGTACTTATCGATAGAGTCTGAACTTGCGGATGGGTAAAACCACCATATTTCGGAGAAGCTGGAGTTTACGCCGCAGGTTACTTTTTCCGACTGCGCACTGTTGAAGTCACCAAATACATACGATCTTACGGAACAAGGCAGTTTCTGCACCTGCCCTGAATACACGTAAAACTCTTCTTCACCCATCCAATACACCATGTCGTCTACCGCAATCGCGGCAAGCGGGCTGGCAACGGTAATATTATCCGAAATTAAACTAATGCCGAAAGTGAAGGGGGGCCCTAAATATTGCATCGCGTGTAGCGAGCGGTCGGTGAACACAAGAATTTGCTGGCGTGTTTCAACCGCCGTAATAATCTCGGAACCCGTACCGATACGGAGATCACCCGCGGTGTTAGTGGCTTGCGCCGACCACACTAGGGGGTTTTCTTGGTCCGAGAAACGAATCAAAAGGGGGTCCTGTACGCCAATGTTGTCCTGCGCATCGCAACCCAACACGATAACGTGCCTGTCGCGATCTGAAATTAAGACTTGCTTGGCTATCGTGGGCGTAGTGTCGTCAGCCCCCGCTAACGAGGAAAGCGCCACGGCCCGCGCAAAAGGGGCCGAGCTTGTTGATTTGTCCCAATAGTAGATACCGCCATCGCGGACGTTAACGATTAAATCTTCACCGAAGTTGTCGTGAGACCAGATCCGCAGGATGTCGCCAACCGCGGTAAGACTAACGCCTGATCCCCACGTGCTACGACCGAACGTGGACGCTCCCCAACCTGTCCCGGAAACGGTGGTGTCCAAGCCCGTCACAAGTTGGTATTTGCCAACGATGGAACCGCCGCCGTTCCCGGTGTCAGAGGCGTTGGCGTCTATAGAAGTCGGCGTGTACTGCCCGTCAACCGTAATGTTGACAACAGTTGCGACCTCTCGGGCCACAACCTGATAAGAGTTGGCGTTTACAACATTGAGGATCTGGTACTCTTGGTTCAATACTGCCGCAGTGATTAAACCGCCTAACGATACGGCCCCTGAAAAGGTAACGAAATCGTTCACGTTCGCGCCGTGGTTCGCGTCTGTTACCGTAAGAGTCGATGACCCGTTGGCCGCGGCAAACGTGACATCGCCCGCGCCGGTAGTAACCCGCAACGGGGTAATGTCGTTATAAGCAGCGCCCTCTTCGATGTAATACTTCAGGTGGGTGCCGATTCCGATATAGCTACTGCCGTCTAAAGCAACAAACGGGTGAAGGGCCCGGGCGGTGCCTAAAAAGCTACTCGGCGAGAGTTTCTCCCAGCCCCCTATCTTCTCGGGCGTCCCGAACCGGAATCTCACTTTGTCACAGTCGTACCACCCACCTTCGTTTGAGTACGAAGTGGTCTCTCTGTTTACTCCCGGACGGAACTGTAACTTAGTAAGGGCCATGACATCCTTTCACTTCTAGCTGGCTGCGGCTTCTGAATCCAACGACTGCGCAAGCATGTTTACAAATGCTTCGCGGCCTACGTTTAGCTGGTCCATGTTAAAGCCAAGGCTTCCTAGCTTCTTATCCAGATCAGCAATGTGGTTAACCATCGTAACTTGTTGCTCGGTCAGGTCTTCAATGTCGTGCTCTACATCGTTAACAGTAATGGTTTTGTTTTCATTTTTAGCCATTATAAGTCTCCAGTTAAGTTAAGTTACCAAGGTACGCCTTCGGCTTGTGTTGCTGCACGATCAATTTGACCCTGCACTCTGGCTGTCCGATTAGCTTCAATACGCGCTTTGGCTTCTGCCGCAGTTTCGTCGTCTACAATCAAGCTAGTGTAAATCCAACCAAGAACATCAGTTTCAGTCAGATCAGCATAAGCAATATAGTCTGACGCTGAAGCATCATATGTGCAGAGTAGCTTGCCGCCTTCAGAAGCTGTGTAAGATGGAGCAGTGTCAGACGCTGCTACGCAAGACCAATAGGCTTTAATAACGCCACCGTCTGCGTCAACGTGTGTCATGTTGGTCACTGACCAAGTGTTTGTGATTGCCATAATCATTCTCCTTCTAAAGTTGTAATTCGGGCAGTAAGCTCCTGAATTGCTTTGACCAGCACAGGCACTACTTCAGCGTAGCGAACAGCCATGTATTCAGTGTCATCACCCGCGTGTCGCACAGGGTCTATGACCTCATCCAAAACCCCAACGAGGTCTTGTGCTATCAGACCAATCTTCTTCTTACTGTCAGCCTCGTCAACGCCTTTCAGTCGATACTTAACGCAACGCAAACCGTCCAAGGTTCCCACGGCATCTTCTACGCCTTCAATGTCATACTTTAGGCGCTCGTCAGAGTAAGTCCCCCATGACGTGCCTCCGGCAGCGAGGACTGCTCCGGCGGTTGGGTCACTGCCGGAGTACACGCGAATATCTCTGCTGTTCGAGTTTTGACCTATGTGATAGGAGTTCGCGTCAAGGAAATGGAATCCACTGAACCCCGAGCCGACTATTTGGAACTGCGGGTTGGATTGTGTAGTGTTAATAGCGTCTGTAACACAGAGTCTGGCCGCTGTATTAGTGGCCCCTATGCCAACATCCCCCGATTCACCATCAACAAACAGCGCGTGGGTGATCGCGTCAGACTCAACGCGGAAGTCAGCGTCTATGCCTGTTTCGTTAAATACGGCATTGCCGGTTGCTCCTAGTCCCAAGCGTTCTACGGTGTTGGTGGCAAAGGTCATTGGCACAGCACCTTTACCGTACAGCCAATGCGCCCCCGAACCTGATATAAAATACATGGAATCAGCGGCATTACCGTTTAATCGCATCCCTGCGTGAGTTGCGTCTGCGATTTCAAGACCGTTAGTGCCGCTTCCAAAGCCAGTTATATTAGGCGTGGCAGTTCCGATACCAACACTATTAGCACTTGCATCAACAAACAGCATATTAGCGTTGTCGGCAGACTCAACGCGGAAGTCTACGTCTATGCCACCTTCGTTGAACACCGCACTGCCAGAGGCTAAATCAAGTGAACGTGTACCACCTGAGTAGTGCGTCATTGTGTTGGTTGCAAAATCTATAGAAGTATCGGTATCATCTTGATGAACAATAGATGTTCCTACATAAGCAGTTGTTGGTATGGTTACAGTAGAACTAAACGTAGCCGCACCTGCAGAAGCAATAGTCATTCTTGTTGCACCGCCTGCTTGAAGGACTAAATCGTTTCCTAATGCTCCTGCTCTAACAGTTACATCATTAGTAGTATTTTGATCAACAAAACTAATCATACCACCACTAGCTGATGTGCTTTCAAAACTACCAATTGTTACACTTGAAGATTTTGTTGATAATGCTCTGGCAGGACTCGTAGTTCCGATACCAACACTATTAGCACTTGCATCAACAAACAGCATATTAGCGTTGTCGGCAGACTCAACGCGGAAATCTACGTCTATAGATTCGTCATTAAATACAGTTTCGGTTTCAATTATATTGATACGGCTATATATGTCCCCAGCAGACATTGTATTAATAGCGAGACGACCATCTTCAGTTGCATCAGAAGCGTCTTTAATTTGGGTTATAATTCTGGCGTAATCTACATCTTGGCTGCTGTCATTCCTCCCAGTAAATTTAATTTGCCCTGTCTGATCGCTGTCGGCAGGAGAACCAGAATTTCTATACATTTTAAGAACTGGCCCACTAGTAGCATCAGCGTCTGTAGATATAAGTGAGAGAGTTTCGCTGTTATCGGCTGTGGTAAATGTTGCCGCACCTGCCGCTATTGTAGAACTAAACGTAGCCGTAGTGGCTGTGATGCCTGCGTTAAACGTAGCCGCACCTGCCGCTGACATATCAAGGGTGAGGGCTGTGATTGTTGCGCCACCATCGTTGCCTCTTAACCTCATATCGTCATCAGCTACTGTGGATATGATGTCTACGTTTGCCCCATCAGTAATCTTAAACTGCATCTCCTGAGTGCCATCAGCCTTAATGCGAACATCACCTCCAGCAACATCTAGGGTTATATCACCACCTGAATCAATAGTCATGTCTGAAGGAACTGTTATAAGTAGCGTCTGAAGGCTACCTGCTTGGATATATGCCTGAGCTTGAGAACTACCAAATTCTAGTCCATAACCTGCGCTTTGATGAAACTCTGCAATCTTTCCAGAGACATCTGCACGCCTTACATCCAAAGTTGCTGTCGGTGCTGTAGTGCCATTCCCAATCCCAAGTTGGGCAGCGCCACCAAGAATAAGATCATCACCACTTGTATCCCAAAGCATGAAAGCCGAAGCCGTATCGCCAAAGAACTTAACATCGTACCCAGTGTCATCTACGCCTACTGTAAGCGCCCCGTCTAGTTGAAGGGCGCCGTCAATGTCTATTGCATCTACGTTTAAAGTGCCATCAATATCAACATCACCTGAGATGTCTAAATTGGTGAATACTGAGGTTCCAGCCGCAGTAACAATACCTGTAGTCGTAAGGTTGTCATTACCCAAGCTAATCGCACCAGAGCTATCGGTGACACTGCCCGATCCAATCGTAAGCGTCCCTGCTGTCAGAGTGTCAAACCAACCCTTCAGCCACCTAACGCCTGTAGAACCTAAGCTGTCTGTACTATCAGTATCTGAAAGAATACTTGCACCGGTGGTAATTCCACCAGTCGCAATGATTTCACCGCTGGCAACTAGCGCGTCAACGGCCAAGTTGGCGTAGATGTTGACAACGGTCGCGCCAGTGCCCGAGCCGCTGAACTTAACAACCACGTCAGTACCCGCAACCACCTCCAGATCGTTACTTGCGTTATAAGTGCCTTGAAAAAGGAGGATAGACCGGCTGCTCCGGAGGCTGTTCCGGATAAAGCATATTTTTTCAGCGTCGTTAGGGATCAGCTCTACATACGCCGAAGCACCCAGATCGCTGCCATCGGTAAATTCGATCCATTTGTTACGACCCGTAGACGAGGCACCGTTAGTGATGGCAATTTGATTGGGGGAGCCGGACGATCCGGCAGAGGACAGGTTTATCGAAACGACCCCGTTAACGGCTTCATCTAATATATTAGAGTTGTCATTGACGGTATCGCCCCATGTTCCCGACTGCTCACCGGTGGCCGGTTTCTCAATACCGAGGTTGACTGTATAGGTACTGGGCATCTTTAAATCCTCACGCTGCTATTTTTATCCAAGGGGCACTCTGGTTTGGAACTTCCTCCGACCACGTTGGCGACTGACTTGGAGCTTCCTCCGACCACGTTGGCGACTGACTTGGAGCTTCCTCCGACCACGTTGGCGACTGACTTGGTGTTATCTTAAGGTAGGTCGGACTTTGATCCGGAACAATACGCCCATAAACAAGCACTTGTCCGACACTGGTGGTTGCACTGACCCCGGTTACATTGACGTTCGCATCTGTGATGACGGTGACGGAGCCAACACCGGCGGTTGCACTGACCCCGGTCACATTGACGTCTGAATCTGCGGCAACAGTGACGGAGCCAACCCCGGCGGTTGCACTGACCCCGGTCACATTGACGTTCGCATCTGCGGTAACGGTAACGGAGCCAACACCGGCGGTTGCACTGACCCCGGTTACAGTAGCGTTCGCATCTGCGGTAACGGTAACGGAGCCAACACTGGTGGTGGCCGCTATTCCGGTTACATTGACGTCCGCATCTGCGGTGACAGTGACGGAGCCAACACTGGTGGTGGCCGCTATTCCGGTGACGGGGACATTAGCCTCGGCGATGACGCTTGCTGTGCCGACACTTCCAGTTGCACCCGGAAGCCCTACATCTTGGCCCCACGGGCCGCCGCCCCAACTTTGGGTGGACGAACTCCAGCCCTTAAAGGCGGCGGTCACGTCAGTCATTACGCTATCCGAATAATCGCATTACTTGAATCAGCGGTAGGGAACACAACGGTGAAGTCCCCCGCTGTCGAGGCCTTGTCCGCACCAAAATCCAATACTACTACAGCGGGATTCGTGAGAGAGATAGACGTCGTATTCGGAGTAGTGTTATAAATCAGCGCACCGCGGGCCGTGATTGTAGCACTGGACCACGTTTCATCCGTGAAGTCCGTCAACGCGGTAGTACCCGACGACGTCGGATCAACGGGCGTTAAGGCCCCACCACCTGCCGAATAGTTGGTTCCGCTAACCTCATTAGTTGACGAATACGCCGTCGTTGCCGCAGTCAGCGTTGCCGAGCTAGTATACAGCGCAATTTTAAATGTGTCCCCGCTAGAGGCGTCGAAGTCATGGGCACCATACAGCAGTTCTTTCTTAAAACTGGTGCACATGTAGTTTCCTGAAAAGGCCATGGTCACAGTCTCCTTATAAGTTTAGCAAGCTCTGTCTGGCCCGCGGCGGTTAAAGCGTTATACACGGTGGTTCTATCCGACTGGACAGCTTCGCGCATGTAAACTTCCAGAGTCTTTAGTAGCCGCCCGCGAAAAGCATGGGCTTGTTCCCTGATAGCGGGGGCGGCGTCATCAGATATAGCGATAATCTTTTCCGCGCACCTCTCCGCAATTTCCTCCGGAGTAAAGCCTCTGCCTCGGGTGGTGTGTACGTCCACCTTGAAAGTGGGCACCGCTTCTGACGCTGGACCATTCATTGTTTAGGCCTTATTAGCTGCCCAGTGCGGTATTCATCCGTTACTTCTTTAGCTTCACCCAGCAGCTTCATGCCCGAAATAGCCTCTGCGAACCGCTTCTCATACATCGCCATCATATCCGGCTCACCCTTCATGAAAATGTACGCCTCCATCAAGCAGCCGTACAACAAGGCAATCTCAGCGTTTGTACTGAGCCAAGTTGTGCCGCTGTCAGCTCCCGCAGTCAAGCTTTGAGGCCTGTAGAAGTAATGCAGCTCTACAGTATACGCGCCATCCGGGGTTGGCCCTAAAATAAAGTTGTCCACGTCAAAAACCGCATAAAACCGCGGGTCGCCCGTAGTAGCGGCTCTTGGGTTGAAGGTTTGGACAAAATCGGCGTCTTTAAACTGCAAAAACACGTGATCGCTGTCGCTATCAACAAAAGAGAGCGAATAAGGGGCTAAAAAGTCGGTTGGAGCAGCCAAAAACCGGTTACTTGCGGTCATTGAGCCACTTACATTCTTCCTAAACAGGCTTAATTGGACGGTTTTAAGGATTCTTTCCTCTGCCTGAGTAATAAAGACAGACAAATTGTTCACGAAAGTCGTTTCATCGTTCTCCGTGTAGTCCTGAATAGCCTGCTTTAGCTGAGAAAAAGTAAAGCTCATGCGGTCACCGTCACAGATCCAACTTGTCCAAACCCTTGTACGGGCCTCAGAGTAGGGTCCACCACTAGAGGCACTCCCACGTAAACATCTAAGGGCTCTACTCGATCAGGCCGAGCATTTTTAAGGGCTTCGGGGTCCGAAACCTTACGAAAAGGGCCCAACTGAGGTTGTTTATGCTCATATTCGTCTGGACCAACCAAAAGTCCGTTCCACTCCTTCTTCATTAACCGATAACGGTAGCGGAAACCCGACCTGTCTGAAATGGCCCATGAGTCGCGCCCCGCGGCAAACTTACCCATTAGCCCACCCTGTAGTAAGCAAAGTTAGGCGCAACGTTAAAGGACGCACGATCTCGATCCTCTACGGCGGCCCTTTCAAATTCTTCTTCGTAGACCTCTTTCAGCATCTGCACACGGTTTGGAGCGCGTTTTAACGCGAGGTAATAGGCCAAGCCCGCCGCCAAACAAGGGTAGAACCTAAAAGGTAAGTCCATGGTGTTAGTGTAGATGTCAGCATCGTCCATGCGCGTCAGCGCATCATAATAAACAACATCCGTGCTGTTATCCGGGACGGGCCACAGCTTTAAATTAGGGGTGGTCTGTCTGTCCAAGAAGAACTGGTTAACGCGGCCTTGGGTGGTTTTGGTGGGTATCGTTAGAAACCCGTCACGACTCATGCGCAGTAAGGAGTAATCGGTGCTGTCGCGTTGAACAACGACGGATAAGATGTCGATAACGTCCGCGCCAAGGGCGTATGTCCCAGTCCCATCCACCAGCGCAAGTGTACGCTGCTTTATGGTCCACTGGTTTAGTCCGCGGTTAGCCCAATCTGCCAGCAAAAGGTTCAAAGACCGCTTTGCTGATTTCATGTCGAAACCCGTCCGAACTTCCAAACCGCACCGCTCAAATGCCTCTTCGACATATTCGGCGACGTCTAGCTCGAAATCTTTGCTTCCGGATATAGCCATTAGGCGTTCCTTATAGGGAGCTTGGTGGCGCTAAGGCGTTTGAGGGCCACTGAAGGAAGTGCCGTTCATGGCTACCCCAATAATTTATGCACCAAGGGCGCTATGATTATTAATCCGGCTAGGCCCCAGATTTTAAGATCCAAAGCCTTCATGGAAATCTTTTGCTCGACTAGTTTTTCGTCGATCCGTTGGTAGCGTAAAGCGCACTCAGCCTCATGCTTTTCCAGCCTAGACCACAGTTCCGTTTCCTCCCAAGAGGCGTCCGGTCCGGGTGCATCTCCTGTAGTCGGAGGGGTCAGGGTGCGAGCCATAACGGCCTCAATTGTAAAAAACGGTGACGCTGGTCACGTTGGTTAGCACGGCGTAACAGCCTTCGTCGAACATCATTCCTGCGTCTGGAATATAGATGCTGTCATCTGTGGCGTTGATAAAAGTCATTGTCAGTAGAGTGGTGCCACCCGACCCGCCGTTTTTAAGGACGAGCGTAGGGGACGTACCTGCCTGATAGTGGATGGCCTTAATCCTAGAGCGGCCCGCGAACACATCTCCGGAAGCCGTTAGATAGGTTGCTTTTACATCAGAAGCCATTAGGTTTGCCTCTTTCTAGCTAGAACAAATGGTGACCCTGTCATCTACCTCCCCCTACTACGCGTCAGCGAAAGGAGTAACTAGCGTACCAGAGCCCAACGTAAAGCCAGAGACAGAGTATTTTGCGGAAGCAATAGCCGTCACGGTGATGATAGAACCCGCAAGACCCCCTTTGGTCGTGCCGTTCAGCGTGATGACGTCGTTAGCCGCACCCGCGATAAACGTTTTACCGGTAGCGTTAGTAACACCGGTATAAAGACCACCCACAAACTTATCAGTCCCGTCTGTCTTAATATCTAAGTCAGTCGCGGCTGTTTCAATAAAGAAACTAAAAGAAGCGCCAATGTTGTTGGTCTGATCGGGGGCGGTGGGGTCGTTGGGCGTGGTAGCCACAATAGTGGGCAGCGTGATCTTGCAGTCAGCGTCGTTTACACGGAGCATCCGACCAGCAAAGCCTTGTACGGTTAGGGTGTCATCAGCAGTGATGTTGATGTCATTGTCAGATCCGGCAGAAATGAATCCGCCCAAAGATTTGACGGGCCCTGAAAAAGTCGTAGCACCCATAGTGCGTTCCTCATATGCGAGTTATGGGGGATCTGTCTGCATATCGTCAGTCGGGCCTGTCAGATCCACCGGAATGTTTCCCGATAGGCCAAACATACCATTGTGTATTATTACCTGTCAATCTCAAGACAAAGAAAGGGGGCCGAAGCCCCCTGTCTAGTACAGCGCGTTTCCCTTTAAGGTTACGCCGCGCCGGGAGTCCCGTAAACGCAGCGCCAATCGGACACCCCGAAAGAGTACCGTTCACGCGCTTTAAAGCGCATGTTGCCGGTGTCAAAGTCCCCTTCCATTGCCGTTTTAATGGCAGAACGGTTGAAGAATTTGAAGCCGTTAGGCGCGTCAGTCTTGATGAAGAAAGCATCTGTGTCAGTGAGGAAGTGGTTTACCACCGCACCGTCAGGGAGCATTCCCATGGACTTAGTTGCGTTAAGGTCGTTATCCGCAGTGCCCGAGCGCAGGTTCGAGTTGATAACTCGCTCTGCGATGAACTGAAGTTCTTTGGGTATAATAAGCTTCAGCCCGCGAACTGCGATCTTCAGACCACGCTCGTCCGTCATCCCAGCAACGTCGATCAACATCTGCTCCAACGAAGTTTCGTTGAGGTCGGCAGCAACGGCCAAGACATTGGTCTGACTACCAGAAAGAGACGGGTGAGATGCGGAACAAAGTGCTACACCATCGCCAATCGCATCAGAACCCGCCGAGAACGCATTGTTCAAGACGGCTGCTGCTTTGATCTGCTTAGTCTGGGCCATCGAGCGCGCCAGAGCTTTTGTGTAACGAGACGCCAAACGGTCGTACAGGTTGTCTTCCACTGCTTCCTCAGTAATTGAGAACGCAAGCGCAATGGTTTCGTGAGTATAACGAGCGGTATAGGTCTCTTGAGCATCGTCAAAACTGATGGATTGACCTTCATTTTTAACAGGTGCGGTTGAGAAACCGCCGAGCATCACTTCCTCTTCAAAGGCTCTGTCCGAAGACTCCTCCTCAAAGATTTCAGAATGCTCGTTTTCGTAGCGATCAAACTCAAGCCCGAACAAGGCGTTTAGTCCGGGTTCAAGCTCTTTCGCTAGTTGTGCGCGAGAAATAGCCATAATCTAACCCTCCTATGTGCCCGTCGAGGTCGCAGTGGTCTGCGAATCGAAGCGGCTTGTGTTAGCGTTATAATGAGCGTTAATACGAACGATGAGCGGGATACCAGCGGCTGTGAAGTCGGTGTTTCCTGCATCGTCCTGAATTCCAACAATACGCAACGGCAGAGTAGCCGTAGTGGCAATGGTGGACACGGCCAAGGCGGATGTTGAGTTACCTACGTCGCTCGATCCAGATCGGGCCGAGGTCCCCAACGATGCGTTGGCGAACACGGCTGTCAGTGCGGTAGCACGGCTAGTCAGTGTTGCGTCAGACGCGACTTTGAACAACTGGTTAGGGTTGTCGGCAACGAAAGCTTTTACAGGATGATTAGTATCCACGCTTACGGAACCAGAACCGGGCCAGTAGTTTACCCAAATGGGCTTCTTTGAAACTGAGTCAACGTATTCCACGCCCATCAGGACACCAAGTGCAGGAGTAGTTCCCCCTGCGGTATCACCAGCCTGATCGATGGTTCCCGCGGCAAGCGGGACGCATAGCTCATACTGATAAATCACATTGGTGTTGTTGGAAGCGATTTCATACTGAGTTACCCCAGTAGAATTAGTACCGCTACCAACAAGCCCGATAGGACGAAGACCGTAGGCAGTACTTTGATTTGCCATCTTAGTTATCCCCTAAAGGGGCGGCCCCTTTCATTTTTGTGGGCCGCCGAAAGTTACACGAGTCTGACGGTCAGGTTTGCTAATCGTCATAGATGAATGTGCATTCTCCCTCATCATGTCATGATCCACTGCGTCCATCTGGTCTTTACTTCGACCTGCGAAGTAATTAGTCCTTTCTGCCACAGTTTCGACCGGAATCCGAGCGAGAAGCAGTCCGCCAACTCCAAACACACCTTGATATTTACCTGTTTCAACCGTGGGGCTTTCAAAGTCAGGATACTCGTCCTTACGGACCAGTTCATAACCTTCCCTTAATTTAGCACTGATGTTCTTCGTATCATCAAAGCCGCGCGTTTCGGCGCGAATCCAACGATGCTTAAAGCCTTCAGGGGCAGGTGGTGCATCTAGCATAGACGGGGGAGCCCAAGGCTTACGAACAGCCTGTTTATCCCGAGTTTGGTTAGCGCGAGAAGTACGGTTCATAGCCGGACCACCTTTTTGGTCATCTTGTTCAGCCATTTTCTTTTACTCCTTCACGTATTTCGCATATTCTTCGAGCGGCACACCCAATTTTTTCGCTATTGCGACTTGGCTCGGGGTGAGTCGAACCTTTCTCCCACTACCGCGCCCAGACGGTGTTCTTGAAGCGCCAATGACGGTCTGAGCGGGTCGTCTGTTGGTGCCATTCGAGCCGTTTCCGAACTTGTCCAGAATACGACGATCAAGTTCAGTATAATAGTCTTCCCCACTAGGGTCAAACCCCTCTTCCTCGACTAGCTTCTTGTGTATCCCAAACGCCGCATACGTCATCGCTTCGTCTGAGCCAAACCAACTGTTCTCCATCGCCCACGACTCCGCTTTAGGGTCGGGTCTTTTTGGCTGCTGGGCAGGCATGGGCTGGCGAGCTTGGTGCTGCTGCGCTGCGGCGGCCTGCTGCTGCTGCGCCGCGGCGGCCTGCTGCTGTCTCTGAGATTGTATCTTTGCCTGATTAGCTCGGTCCTGCTGGATGGCTAAACCGGTAAGTGCACGTTGTGCCTCAACTGTTGCTTGGCTGTCCCCTAACTCAATGGCGCGAGTCAGGTTGGCCTCCGCTTGGGCGATCTGAGTGTTAACGCGGGTGGAGTACTCGGCAACATAGTTGGTGTCTAAGCTAGACATCCGTTGCTTGAGGTTGTTCGACTCGCCTTGAACAGCCTGAGCATACTTAATAGCTTCTTGCTCACGGCGCTCCGCTTCACGCATCTTTTTCGTAAGACGGCTAATGCGCTTTTGCGTGGAGGTCTCAGCTTTGGAGAACTGATCTTCCGAGCTGTCTTCACCGCCCTCGGGGCTAGGCTTAGACCCTACTTCTTTTGACTCGGTGACGGCTACTTCTACTTCTTCCGAATCACCGACGTCTAGTTCAACCGCGTTGTTATCAGACATGGGCCCCTCCTTAGTTTAATTGATGGATGTCTTCAGGGTCCAAAATGGTCGACAGGATCTCGTCGTCATTAAGGATTCGGACTTCTCCTCCATCTATCTGGAAGCGCGAACCAGCATAACGGGCAAACATCACCCACTGCTTTTCTTCGCACCACGCTCCAGTAGGGAATTTGGCGGGGTCTTTGTAAGCCAGAGGGCCCACTTTAAGTACATAACCAACTTGGGTAGAGATTTGGCCTTTTTCAACCGCTTCAGTAGGAAGAAAAATACCTCCGGCGGTTTTGCCCTTACCTCGATAAGGCAGGATCAAAATCCGCCAGCCCGTAGGGTTGGGCATCCGGTCTAAGAGAGTCTTCCCGATAGAGTCGGGGTTAAGGCGCGGTTTCTCCGCGTAAGCATCTGCAAGACTTTGGGCGGGGTCTTTGGCCGAGGTCGGGTCTGGGCGTTTATCGGTGCTGATCATATCGATTGCTCCTGTTTATCTAGCAGGCTCTTGAGTTCCTGTTCCACGTGAGTAAGGCTGTCTAAATTTCCCATCAACTCCCGATATTGCTCCATTGATTTGACGTTTCCGTAGATCATCAAATCCGTTATGCCTTGCCGCCTATCCCTCAATATCCTAAAAACGGCTTCGGCTACAAGAATCTCGTCCATCCACACCTCGCATACAATCAAATGATGCCGGATATGACCGTATCACAACTTGTATGGGAGCGGCTAGGACAAAGTAAAAATTTATGCGAGGGAGCGAAGCTCGAAGTGCGGGCCATCTATAAAAGGCCGCCTTCCTTGAGACCTGCGAAGATCAACGTAACTGTTCATGGCCCGTTCCATTGTTCCGTCCCATGCACAGATATCATCCACCGTCCATGCACCACCCCAACGAATATGGGCACCATGCTCTTTAGCCGCTATCTTCATAGCATCGGCCAAGTCGTCGTACAAGGAAATCTCCCACGACGACCGCGAGCCCACATACGCCATAAGGTCCACCGCATAGCCGTAACCGTCCGGCTGGGCTAAGTGGTAGCTCTTCATTGTTTGGGACGCGCCTTTTTTAAACAGCTCCTCCTGCTCTTCTAAGGTTCTAACGCCATAAATAACGCCAAAGTCTGTTCGTGTATGCGCCAGTGCCGTCTTTACAACGTCAACCAGCAACGGATGAACGCCCTCTAGCTTGGCAAGGCTGCTTCGAGAGAGTCTGAACGTCATTTTGAGATCCCCTTCGCCTTCTCATATGACCTGAGACCGCCTAATCCCAGCATCCCCAGTAAAACGGTCATGAGACTCTCTATGTCAAAAATAGGAAGTTCCGGGGACTCTATGCCTATGTAGGCAAAAATAAAGGTAAGCATAGGGACTAGGACAAAATGCCAGATCATTGCAAAACTTAGGCCCCATCCCAAAAAGGGACGCCAGCCCGCCACGAAAAGGCTTCGATGCCCCGCTTCGGCCTTGTTTATCGAGATTTGACCCATGGAAGCTTCGTGCGCTTGGCGAGTCGCCAACGTAGCGATCTCATGCGCCAAGGCATTCTTCTGATCCTTGTCCTCGATGAACTTGTCCAGCAGCCCCGCTACGGGTCCAATCAGAGATTGCAGCATCAGGAAAGGCGGCGCACGGGGTAGTTAGTTGGGACTCTTACGTCTACAGGGGGTAGTTCTTCCCCCGGGCCAACCGGAAAAAGGTCCCCTATAGGTTGCGTAGCCCGATGGTATCCGGGGTCAAATCTTTCGGGATTACCCTGATCGTCAGGCACATACCCGAAACGGTCTATTGCCTGCAACCGCGCCAACTCCTCCCCCGTTGCCCCCCCGAAGTCATGCAAAGCGGCTGA